GATTGCAGTGTTGGGCTGCGGGTTTAGTTCGAGCCTGTCGTAAAATGCTTTTATCTCAGCTAAATAGTTCAAGTTTCCACCTCCCGAATCCGAACTTCAATCCGTGGATTTTCAGCATCTATACGAAATTCATCAGAGAATCCACAGATCTGCTCCCAGCCATCATTTTTTAATACATGGCAGTTAACTAATGCATCCTGGATCACTTTTCTGCCGAATGACGATATATTGTCCAAATCACGCCTTTTATTCTTTTCCACCCACAGATATTCCATAAATACTTTTTTATTGATATTTACGTCTCTCAGGCACTTTCTGATGCACACAGAAACAATAGCTTCATTCTGCTTTTTCATCTCTCCGCCTTTATATCTGCTTGCCTTATCCGCACGGATAAAATCATTCAAGTTATCCAGTCGTCCCGGTATTATCAGTAGGTACTCCAACTTCTCGCCACCTTTCAAATGTCATTTTCATGTTTAAACGTTTTTTCAGTATCGCTCTGGCACGGTGCAGCTCTTTTGATAGATATTCATCCAGTTCTTTTTCATCTACTGGATCTCCCGGAACTGGTCTGTAATATCCATTTCCAACATTGATAATGCAGTCATCCTTTGTATTTGCTGTCTCTATCTGCTTTCGCAGTTTTCTATCTTCAAATGGATTATAGAGTCTCGGTAATGGTTTCAAATGTCCGCAGGGAATGTCATTTATTGTCTTCATTAATCCCCTTTCTTCTCCGGGACTAAACCCGGAGATAATAACCAGCTTCCAATAATTCGTGATATATTATTTTCTGCATGAATAGGTTTCTTTCTGCCATTTGGCAAGGTGTTTCAACCCTATAAATCCTTTACAACAATTCCATAGACCTTATACATCTCTCTGAACCGGATCACTCCAAGGCTGTGTGCCAGTGTGTGGTGTTCTCTGCACAAACAGATTTTTTTATAACTGGAATCATCTACTTTTGTCCTGTCATTACCCATTCCGATTGCATCCTCATGATGAATCTCTCCATCTTTTCCGCAGATTGCACATTTTTTGTGTAACAGGCAGTAGTAAAGATATCTTCCTATGTCATCTGTACGTTCTATTGCATTGTCAGAAAGCGGTATTCCGTTCTCTAGGGCAAATTCCAGTATCGTGTTGATAAATTCCCTCGCTGTGTCCATAGAACAGTTGGAAAGACTGAAATACGCATCACCGGTACGCATCATATGCTGATACTTCAATATCTCTTTCATTTCTTCCGGAAGATATCCTGTCCAATCTGAAATGTCTCTGATAGTTGCATATGCTTTTTTTCTCTGCTCTGCTGATATGTGCCTGCCATCATCAAACCTGATCTCGGCATTTCTAATTTTCTTTCTTTGGAACATGTCCCCAAGCTTCAGATCTGGAACAGATACAACCAAGTCTGTTCCGTCTTTCCGCTCTCGGTATTGGTTAATCTTTACAAGTGCGTGCATTAGTTATCAACATCCTTTTTTCTGACATCATAAAGAAATACTCTGCGTTTCAACGATTCATTTCTAATGGATAATGCAACGATCTCACCATCTTTAATAATAATTTGTTCAACCTTGAACTTATCGTATGTGCTCCACTTATTATTTTTTTGTATAAGTGCAACATCCTTTGCAGGAATCCATATATATGGTGCAGTGTAAAGTTCTCTTCCAATTCCCCAGTTAAAGCAAGCACGCTTGAAAGAATCCGATGCCTGTCCTTTTTCTTTTTCCGTATATGATTCAGTTCCTACATCCTGCTTCCATACCCAATGATCGCCGTCTTCTGCCGGAAAATTAATACCTACATTGCAAAAGAGATTTCCATTAATTAACTCATGTTTTCTCTGCCATCTCTCTGATCCTACAGATTCGTCCAGAATGCGCATATCACATCTGGCATCTTTATAAAGTAAAAGGCTGCAACCTTTCTCATTTACGGTCGCCACTCTGGCATCAATCTCTTTTTCTGTTAAAGCTCTAAATTCCATTATTTCTCCTCCACAATTCTGCTTGCCCACATGTCAGCAAAATGTAACAACAGATACAACGGCGTTTCTTTACCGGAAATATCATATTTAAACGATCCATACAGTCCATTATGCCAAAGGATAGCCTGCTCTTCTTCCTCTGTAAGCTTGATGAATCTTTCAGCAATCGCAATACTTCTCACTTCATGCGGAATATACAGAAGTTCTTTATTTATCTCATATGGTTTTGCTTCTGACTGTACCAATGGATATTCTCCATTTTCATCCTTTTTCCGGCTCTTGATCATATTAGGTACATAGTTTGGTTTTCCATAATCTCCCATCTTTCCAAGATCATGCAGCAAAGCACAAATGATAATGGCATTATGTGTTTCATCCGGTAAAACTTCCGATCCTTCCGCCAATAAAAATGACATATCCTGCATGATTCCGAGGACATTCCAACTATGTTCTGCTAAACCGCCCTCTTTTGCCAAATGGTTAGAACCCGAACACGGAGCCGCAAAAAATCCATCATTTTTCATGGCTGCAATTAAATCTTTCATTCCATCTCTTTCAGTGGACATAAGTTTTTCCACAATTAAATTTTCAAATTCTTCCATCTTTCTTTTATCCTCTCTTCCTCTGATTCAATATCTGCCAGCTCTTCACGTCTGGCTTGTTTCTCATATAATCTGTGGCGGCGTTCTCTGTCCCTCTCGTACTCTTCGAGCATATCGAGACTGTCCGGTATGTAATCACTGTACATTTCCTACCTCCACAGACTTAAACAATGTACCTGACCATTTCCGTTTTCTGGTCGTCTTCAATAATGATTTCCAGAAGATTTGTGTCTAAGGTAAATATTCCATGAATATTTCCGTCTGACGTAAGTCCTACACTTCCATCTCCAAGACCAAGGTTTTCAAGTAATTCAGATAAATCCTTAAGTCCGTCAATTAACTTTCCGGCATCTGTTCTGCATAATCTAGTTGCTGGCATTTAAAAATTCCTCCATTTCCATCTGTCTGAAATCTGTAGATAAAACCATGCATCTGACCGCTTTCTCTTGCTGTTGATTCATGTACTGTTCGTCCCGGCATTCTTCACACATGTTTCCTTCGCCGGGATCTAAACTGCATCCACAGATTCTGCATTTTCTGTAAATCACAAAATCACGCTTTCCAAAAATTTAACTATGTGTTACAATAAACGCAGAAATACTTTTGTATTCCTACGGTTAAATAGCACCTGCGTTCGCCAAAACATTCATGGTGCTATTTTTTTGTCCTCAAATTCCCCAAGGAACTCTACATCAGCATCAAGCTTGTCCTTCCGGCGGATCATGTTAAAGTCTGCTTTCCGCTTTTCTTCCCGGCGGTTCTCCACATCCATGATTGCAACTCCAATAAGTGCAACCAAAGCTCCGAGAGATATTGCAATCAGCAGAAAAACATAATAAATTCCATCCGCATCGAGCATTCCACCAAGAAACAGGATTCCAAGCCCTACCGCTACAAAAACTTTTGCCACATTTTTCATGATTTTTTGTTTTCCTCTTTTACGATCTCGTAATCACATTCGCTGGAAATTTTTATTTTTTTATTTTCGCTGTCTCTGGCGATGGAGTTGCCCCACATATTCTGCACCGTGGAGTTGCCCCTCATATTCTGCACCGTGGAGTTGTCCCTCATATCCTGCACCGTGGAGTTGCCCCACATATTCTGCACCGTGGAGTTGTCCCTCATATTCTGCACCGTGGGGTTGTCCAACATATTCTGCACCGTGGAGTTGCCCCTCATATTCTGCACCGTGGAGTTGTCCCACATATCCTGCACCGTGGAGTTGCCCCACATATTCTGCACCGTGGAGTTGTCCCTCATATTCTGCACCGTGGAGTTGTCCAACATATTCTGCACCGTGGAGTTGCCCCTCATATTCTGCACCGTGGAGTTGTCCCTCATATTCTGCACCGTGGAGTTGTCCCTCATATCCTGCACCGTGGAGTTGTCCCACATATTCTGCACCGTGGAGTTGTCCAACATCGCTTTCACGTCTTTTAGCATATTTTTGACTTTGCATCGTTTCAACCTGTAATATCCGCTGCTCAGTTCCTCGATTTCTTCATCAATTCTGACGTGTTCTTTCCACCAGTCCTTGACAGCTTTTCTAAACTCATCAAAATATCTATCCTTGTCGTTCTCGAACCATTCTGGCAAAATGTCCTGATCCACGTTTTCTTTCCAAGTGTCTGGATCTGTCCACCACTCTTCGTTAGGTGGTAAAAGTTCCACTCTCACGAAAACACGCATTGCATTTTCTATGTTGTCCTCAATTCCAAGGCTTTCCAGTAAATCACTGTGGCTGTCGTTTGCTCCCTCTGCTATTACACAACGATTTTTCAATATCAATCCGCTTTTAAATCCGCACATTTTTCTTTCTACTCTCTTTCAAAAATGAATCTAATTTCGGTCGGAATATCAGATATGTGTGTCTGATACCGTCTGACCTGTTGCTACACCATATACACACTGTTTATTCATGATGCCTTGTCCTTAACCACAAGCTTAATTCCTTCCTGTCTTTCGTAAATCTCTAACAGAATGTCCATAATCTTGGCTTTCCTCTCTGGTGTAATTTCCATGTCTGCTTTGTTCATAGGAATCTCCTTTCTCATTATTTAACGCTCCCACACATGGCAATCTGCTTGTCAACTTCCGACTGTTTCTTTGAGATTGCCATACCATCCGCAACACCGAGAATATAGTTGAAGTTTTCTTTGTCCAGCTGTGATACTGTTTCAGCCAGTCTTGTAAGGGATTCTTTCTGTTTTTCGCTCATCTGCTCACTTCCTTTCGTGTTTGTATTACCTTGTGTGATTATAATATCATACGTAGTTTGTATTGTCAAACATTCTTTAATATTTTTGTTTGACATTGTGTGATTTTTGTATTATTATACTAGTGGGAGGTGATAATAAGTGTATGAGCAAATAAAACAGTTGAGAAAATCGCTTGGAATGTCACAAGAAAAGTTTGCTAAAGAAATTGGTTTAACTAAAAATTTCATATCTTTAGTAGAAACTGGTCAAAGAAATCTATCAACCCAGTCGATTAAACTTATTTGTCAATTGTTTAATGTTGATGTGGAATGGCTAGAGACCGGAAAAGGAGAAATGTTCATTCAAAAGACCGAGAATGAAAAGATAGCTGAATTTCTTGCAGATGTTCTGAAAGCCGGGGAAAAAGACCAGCGGTACAGATTCATAGCCGCTATCTCGGAACTGGATGAAAACGACTGGAACACAATCCAGAAGCTGGCAGAAAAGCTTGTGAAGAAGTAAAAAGAAAGACAAGGGCAATGCGCAAACCCTTGTCTTTTTCTTTTATCTCAAAAACCTCTTTATAAATGCATATATGGTTCGGAGATCATCCTCGTCCATGCACTTCTCTATTAATTCTATTATTTTCTCTTTAAGCTCTCCCATATCCAATACCACCTTTCTATTTGATACATAAAGTATACGAACGTATGTTCGAAAAGTCAATAACGCATCCATTTGTTTTTTATCCTAAACTTTCATTTTGCAAAAAAATGTCATAAAATAATGACAAAAATGTATTGTTTTATAATCATTTTGCTTTATAATGATGATATCAAAAGAAAGGAAAGGTATAAACGTATGGAACAAAACACAAAATTCTGTAAGCATTGTGGAGAGAAGATTGATATTGATTGTGTAGTATGCCCTAAGTGCGGAAAGCAAGTTGAGGATATTAAGAATTCAACCACTGAAAGTATAATTATCAATAATAGTGCTAATTCTTCTTCTAGTTCTGCAGCTCCTGTTTATTCGAAAGCACCAAAAGCAAAAAACAAGTGGGTTTCATTCTTTTTGTGCTTGTTTTTAGGATGGTTTGGAGTTCATAAATTCTATGAAGGGAAAATTTTATTTGGAATTTTATATTTATTAACTTTTGGTTTATTTGGTGTCGGAGTTGTAATTGACCTTATATTAATTATATTGAAGCCAAATCCATATTATGTATAAAAATTATGCCCCTCTAGCAAATGAGGGACTTTTTTTAAAGGGAGTTAAAAATGAACATAGCAATTTATCCAAGGAAATCAAAAAAAGATGATAATTCAGAATCAATGGAACAACAAATAGACGATTGTAGAAAGTACATTAATAAAACTTACCCTGATGCAAATATAATCGTTTATTCTGGCGATTATGCGATCACAGGGCATAGCACGGCAAAAAGAAAGGACTTTCAGCGCATGATGGATGATGTCAGAGCTGGAAGAATCAATGCAGTTGTTATTATGAGATACGATCGTATAGCAAGAAATATGAGAGATTTCTGTAACCTCTATCACGACATGGAAAGCGCAGGATGCAACTTGATATCAGTAAGTCAGCGGATCGATACTTCCACGCCATACGGAAAGAACTTCATGTACCAGATGGCAAACATGGCAGAATTAGAATGGGCGATTATATCTGAGCGATACAAAGACACCGCAGCTTATAAGATCCGTGAAGGGAAAGCTTACACTGGCAGAGTGCCTATAGGATTCAAAATAGAGAAAATAGACGGTGTAAAGAAAGTCGTACATGATAATGAGGAACAGACAAGAGCTATATTTGATTATTTATTAGCAACCAAAAGCAAGCGCGGCACTGTTTTATGGGTACGTGAAAATTTAATTCCAGACTTCACACGTCACAAATTAGACTCAATGATCAAGTCAGATTTATATATTGGTAAAGTAAGGGAAAATGAAAATTTCTGCGAACCTTATTTTACCAAAGACCAAATGGAAGAAATAAGAAGTGTCAATCAGATAAAATACGCTCCGTCCGGTCATATATATTTATTCAGTGGGTTATTCCGCTGTCCTATATGTGGCAGAAAAATGTCAAGTTTTTACAGTATAGACAGGAAGACCAAAAAGCACCGGCAATATCAAAGATGCTGGTTTGGTGGAAATGAGAAATTGCACAATACAAAATTAGTGTCAGAAGCAAAAACAGAAAAATATCTTCTTGAAAATCTTGATGCAGCATTTAAAAATCTTGAATTTGATGTAAAAAAAGAAGCAGGTAAACCAAAGCGCAATTTGAATAAGAAACTTAATGATGCAATAGGGGAGCGTGACAGACTTAATTACCTTTTTGAAAAAGGAAGAATTGATATCCCGGAATACGAAAAGAAATACAGTGTCTTATCAGAAAAAATAAATTCCATAACTGAGGAGTTGTCAAACAACAAAGTTGTAAGGATTGAGGAATTTAAGAAGCAGATCCCGGAAGACTGGAAAGAACTTTACGAACAACTAGATCAAAAAGGAAAACAAGAATTTTGGCATAGAATAATAAAAGAAATTTATTTGAATGAAGCCTTTGAAATTACTGGCTTTATATTTTATATCTAGGACTTGTACTAAATAACTATTTCCTAGCGGTTAACATTAATTAGTACAAGTCTATTAAATCGAACTATAATGAATGCATTATTATCAAACCTAG